AGAGGTTGTAACTCATGCAGAACCTTTTAGGAACTATCCTGATTTACTAAGGGATAACGCCGTGGGTGGTTCTACAGGTTATACCTCGCTATTCAGTATCACAGGCGATTTTACTAACTATCCACATAACATCGGCTCGGTGCTTATTTCCAAGGAGCTTGTAAGTATTCCCGAGGGGGCATTTGTTGCTTCGACAGATCAGACAGCATTCTTTTGTGTGGTAAAGAATCTTGTTTTTACAGGTAGTTTAAACCGTATTGGGCAGGGTGCTTTTTATGGATGGACGAGTTTAATTGCTATTACCTTTCAAGGCAATGTGATCGAAATACAGGATAGGGCTTTCGAATTTTGTGCGAGGTTGGAGTCCGTGATTTTTCCTGATGGATTGATCACTTTAGGAGAGGGAGCTTTTTTAAATAACATGCGATTAGGGCTGATTGATATTCCAAGCACAATCCAAAGTATAGGGAGGGAGTGCTTTCTCAATACAAAAAATGGAGCAGTGATTTATATACGAGCTATGACACCCCCAACATTATTGGGTAAAAACTGTTTGGGGGATCCTCAGTTTTCTAGTGTGATTTATGTTCCCCAAGATGCACTGTCGGCATATCTGAATGCAGGTGGCGAGTGGGCGAACTACGCTTCAAAAATTCAACCTATCCCCTAATTGGAACTTAACGCCGTGGGAAAGGCGTTAGGGTCAATAATGAAGTCATCTTAATTAGATGGATGGATAGAAATGGCTTACTTGCTATTTAAAGAAAAAGAGAAAAAACAAGGTAATACTGGACATCAAATCCAGTGTACCTCTGCAATCTTCAATTATCAGGTGCTAGGTGACGGTGAAGTGTTATTTAGTGGTTCAAACGTACCTGATGCAGATCCAAACAATGATGATCACTGGATTGACATTGTGACTATCACGGCGCAACAAGCCGATACAGAGCCATTTAGACAGCATTGTTGGAATGCAGTTCGTTGGAAAGTGGTATCAGGTACAAGCGTGGATATTTATGTGACTTCTGGCGTAGCAGGCTAAAAGCCCATAAATAAAGGAATACCCCAATCAAGGGGTATTTTTTTGTCTTTAAAAAATATTTTTGGCGTGAAAAACAACTTTGGAACTACCCATAAATGCCATTTTTCAATCGTGTGAATATGGAGACATCTTAAATCAAACCTTAAATTACAGGTGAAAAAATGGCTGTATTGTCACAAGAAACGCAAAAAACTTACGATGCTCAAGTAGCGAGCATTAACCACTGTGCTAACTACTACTTCAACAATGAAGGTGAAGTCACTGGATTTGATAGCGTAGCGGTAGCACCACAAAAACGCCCTGCTGTACTTCAAGACATTTTTGACTCTATCGACAGTCAATATCACTCAAAAATTGATGCTGCTGTTCGTATGGGTGTATCAGCTTATCAAGCTCGTAACGGTGGTGAATTGCCTGACGCTTCTTTAATTGCTTCTGCTCTATATGCAGGTGCGGAAGTGGCTAAATCTGATGGTAAAGCATTCGCAGGCTTCGATGACATTTCAAACGGTGCTTATGAGCAGGCTGCTGTAGTTCCTGCAATGACTGTAGTAACCATTGCCAACGTTATCGCTAGCGCACTTCCAATGGTTGCAATGTTGCCTAACCCTACATCATCTGCTCGTGTGCCTGTTGTAGCAGTTCGCTATACAACTGACAGCACTTTCGCAGGAATGGAAAAAGGTGACTACCTTGATGGTGAAGGTGCAGGTAAACCATATGCAGAAGGTCGTTTCCGTTTTGCTTTAGTAGCAGGCGAAAACAAAACTTATGCGGTAACAGCTCGTACAGCATATGCGAACTTCAAAAACAAAACTCCAGATGCAAACGCACCATTACTGCCATTCTTAGCAGG